GGTCACAACAAGAAAACCACAAGGAAATGATTTCTTACATTGTATGCATTATCTTGCTTACGGTGGTAAATTGGTTATCAGTGGCACAACTTCTGGTTTAGAAGCATACGAAACTGCTAATAATACAAGTCTTGAAGTACTTATTGGAAATACTGCTAATGGAGATCTAGCAAAATATATTGAAAATAAACCAGCTATGATTGGAATATTTCCATCAGGTAATGATGGAAATGGTATTACAGCTGCAGATTTTGCAGCATATTTTAGTACTCCAGCAAATGTCAATTTTATATCTGGAGCCACAGTTGCTGATAGAATCTTTAACATTTATGGAGTTAATGGAACTACATACTCTGCAACAACTTTATCAACTGGAACCGAATTAAATTATCAAATTCCAGCTGTAGCAGATGTTGCTGGTGCATTTAATTCAGCAAAAAATTTAGATCAAATATTTTTAACTGTGGGTGGTTTAGATCGATCTACTGTTCTTAATAGAGGTATTATAAATTCAATTAATTGGAGTGATACAATAAAAACAACACTAAGAACAAATCGTGTTAATTTTTATGTAAATTATACTCCTAAATTCTTAGGTTCTGATTTAGTTGGTGCTACTGGATCTACTTCTGCTGTTACTGTTTCTGAAAGGTTTGGAGCAGCATATTTAAAAAGAATTTTAACTCAACAAGTAACTAACATTGGAATTAAATATCTTTTTGAATTAAATATTCAATCAACAAGAGATTCTGTTATATCTGAAGTAACTAGTATTTTAGATCAATATTCTTATGCAATGGTAAGGTCTGCAGCACAAGTTATATGTGATTCATCAAATAATACCGATTATGCTACTACATTAAATATTAGTTTAATCATACAACCACTGTTAGGTGTTGATCAGTTTGTAATAAATGTAACACTAACGAGTTAACATAAATGGCCAATAATTCAATATTAGATTTTAAAAATGGATTTAATGGTGGTACCCGAGCTAACCGCTTTCAAGTAAATGGTTTTTGGCCATCTGGAGTACTTAGACCCAATAATAAAGATCTTAATGTTAAAATATTTGCATCATCTTTTCCAAGATCAGAAGTGGGAACTATTTCTATACCTTATCGAGGAAGAGCATACTACTTACCAGGAGATCGTCAATATCCTAATTGGTCTGTAGACGTGTTTGATGATAGTGGGGATAGAAATATATGGAGAGCCTTTAATAAGTGGAAAGAACTATTAGACGGTCACCAAACCCATAGAGTATATAATAATGACTATGCTTATAATAATTTGCAAACTACATGGAATATTCAACAACTTGATTTAAATGGAAACCAACTTAGAAAAATTATTTTATATAAATGTTGGCCAAGTGAAATTGGAGCTTTAACAATGGATATGGGTTCGACTGAACCTTCCGTATTTCGTGTTACTTTAACCTTTGATTACTTAAACATTGTAAATATAAACTAATGCTAAATGATTTTAAACAAAATTTCAAAGGTGGAGCCAGACTAAACAGATTTTTTGTTACAGGAAGTATTCCATTTTCTGGACAAAGTGCATCCAGATTTCATATACGTGCTTCTGCTATTCCACAGCTTCAAACACAGACTTTAAGTTATGATTATAGAGGTAGAAAATCACACTATCCAGGAGAAAAGCAATATCCTGTTTGGTCTATAACTGTATTAGATGATAGTGCTCCTGGTGATCTATGGACTGGGTTTCAAAAATGGCAAAATGCTTTAAATAATCATGATGCTAATTCAGTAAATAATTCAGTTTTAAGACACCAAACACAAACTTTTAAATCTACTTGGACTATTAATCACATGAATCTAAATGGGGACGAAGATACACCATTGAAAAAAATTACTTTGTTTGGTTGCTGGCCCAAGGCTATTAATCCTATTAATTTTAATATGAATAGACCAAATGCTTTAAATGTGTTTGATGTTGTGATGGTTTACGACTACATAAATATACAGAACGTGACATAAAAAGGACTACATGGAACTTGACATTTTTGGATTTCAATTCGGTAAAAAAGAACCATCTAAACAAAAAAAAGAAGATAAGCTTCTTCAATCGTTTACGGTTCCCGAGATGTTTGATGGAACTGTAACTGTAGAAGCAGGGGGATTTTTTGGTACTGCTCTTGATTATGGTGTAAATCTTCGTGATGAAAATACTTCTGTAATTCAATATAGAAATATGTCAGTTTTTCCAGAAATTGACAATGCTGTTGATGAAATTGTAAACGCATCAATTGTATTTGGTACAGATCGTAAAGTTGTTAAAATTGATTTAAAAGAAGTACCTCTTCCAGAACCTATCAAAATAAAAATATATAAAGAATTTGATAGAGTAGTCCATTTGATGGATTTTAACAATAAAGCGTATGAAATCTTTAGACGTTGGTATATTGACTCTCGTATTTTTTATAATATTGTAATTGATAGAGATTTACCGGGTGATGGTATTAAAGAAATTATTCCTATTGATCCTCTGAAAATTAAAAAAATAAGAAAAGTCAAGAAAGAAATGGAACGAGTAGAAAATCAATCTGTTTCTGTTGTGAAAGATATTGAAGAATATTATCTTTATACGAATACAGAAAAAGATACATTTCTTTCAACTGGTCCCAGTGGTTTACATTTATCTATTGATAGTGTTGTTTATTGCCCATCTGGTATCGTAGACCTTAATACTAAAAGAGTATTGGGTTATCTCCATAAAGCAATTAGACCACTAAACATGCTTCGTCAACTCGAAGATGCTCTGTTAGTTTATCGTGTAGCACGTGCACCAGAACGCAGAGTATTTTATGTGGATGTTGGTCAATTACCAAAACAAAAAGCTGAACAGTATATGCGAGATATGATGAGCAGATTTAGAAATAAGCTCACATATAACCAGTCTACCGGTGAAGTTCGTGATGAACGTAACCATCTATCGGTTCTAGAAGATTATTGGTTGCCACGTCGAGAAGGTTCAAGAGGAACCGAAATTACCACTCTTCCCGGTGGTAATGCCATGTCACAAATTGAAGACGTAGATTACTTTAAAAAGAAACTTTACGCATCTTTAAATGTACCATTGAGTCGTTTAGCAGCTGATCAGTCTGGGTTTAATTTAGGTCGTTCTGTTGAAATTACACGTGAAGAAGTAAAATTCTATAAATTTATTGAAAGAATTCGTCATCAATTTGTTAAGATGTTTTGTGATTTTTTACGTGTTCAATTGATTTTAAAAGGTGTTGTTACTGAAAGTGATTGGAATGAGTTAAAGAAAGATATTAAATTTGTATTTAATAGTGACAATTATTTCTGGGATCTAAAAGAAGCAGAAATTTTGGGTGAACGAATGAAAACTCTGTCTTTCATAGAACCATATGTTGGTAAATATTTTTCAGTTGACTATGTAAGAACTAAGATTTTACGACAAACTGAAGAAGAGATTAAAGCAATTGATACTCAAATGGCAGCAGATAAACAGAAGTTACAGGCTGAACAGGCTGCACTTGCCGCACAACAACAACAATTAGGACTAGTACCTGATCAAGAAGAAGAACAAAAATGACAGACATTTCCTATAAACTTTTAAAAAATGGTATTCAGGCTCTTTTAGAAAGAGAAGAGGATTATTTTAAAAAGAATATAGTTCAAAGTTTATCAATTAAACTAAATGCTGCCATTTCTGGTGTTTTAGAAGAAACTAATAAAAATCTTTTTTTAACTCATGAATCAATAGAAAATTCTAAAGATCTTCAATATTTTTTAAATATTCTAGAAACTAAAGATAAACTTCAACTAAAAGATGGAAGTATTATAAATATTACAGAAAATGATATTACTTCACTAAAACGATTGTTTGATAATTTGAATACAGAAAGTAGAAAACAAATGATAACTTCTATTTTTGAATCTTCAAATAATTTTAAACAACATATAGATTTTTACAATACCGCTAAAGGACTTTTCAGATGAAAAATACAGTAAGAGAAATGATTAAAGATGTAATTGAAGAAAATGCCGTTTCATTTAAAGAAACGACATCACGAGTACTTTTAAATAAAGTTGGAAATGTTTTAAGTGAAAAGTATGTTGAAATTTCAAAAAAATTATTTGAAGAGATGGATGATCGTACTCCAGACGTTCAATGTATTCCTCCCCAATAATTTATTTTAATAAAGAACCAAAACAATGAAATTAATTACAGAACTAACTGAAGACATAAAATATATTAAAGAAAATGTTGGCAATGGAGATAAGAATTATTTCATTGAAGGTGTCTTTATGCAATCTGATACCAAAAACCGCAATGGTAGAATTTATCCGACATCTACTCTAGCCAAAGAAACCAACCGATATATTACTGAATATGTCAATAAAGGAAGAGCATTAGGAGAATTAAACCATCCAACTGGTCCTACTGTCAATCTTGATAGAGTATCTCATATTGTTAAAGAACTCCATGAAAATGGAAAAAGTATCTATGGCAAGGCAAAAGTTCTTGATACACCAATGGGAAAGATTGTAAAAAATCTCATTGACGAGGGTGCACAATTAGGTGTATCTACTCGTGGTATGGGATCTCTCAAAGCAAAGAATGGTTATCAAGAAGTTCAAGAAGACTTTATGTTGGCTGCAATTGATATTGTAGCCGATCCTTCAGCCCCAAATGCTTTTGTAAATGGAATCATGGAAGGCAGAGAATGGATTATGGAAAATGGTATGTGGTCTGAACACCAAATTGCAAATGCAAGACGTATTGTAAAAAATTCTTCTTCCAGAAATCTTAATAAAAATGTTGTAAAAATCTTTGAAGATTTTTTCAAGAACATCTAAAATGTACTTAAACCAAAATACAAAAGATTTTTTACTTTACACTCTTAGAGAAAATACTTCTGGGGGTGGTGGTGTTGGAATGACTCCAGGTTATGGATCAACTATTGCAGATTATGATCCATCTGATACTGAAATAGATCCAGTTACAGGGAAAACTAAGAAAAAGAAAAAGCAATCAGAAGCGTCATATTACAAAAGTGCTTTACAAACCGCTCTTGGTTCTGATATTGATTTAGATAAAGAAACTTCTGGTCAACCAAGTTTAGGTTTTCTGGGGGCACTTGGAACTCTCAAAAGACGAATGGGATATAAATTAGATCCTAATGCAGAGACAGGAATGCGTGGTGGAACTGGCTTGGTTAAAGGTGCTATATCTGGAGTAGCTGGAGCTGGTCTTGCATCTACAGCCTTAGCTTTTATGGGACCACTTGGTCAAAGTATAGCAGGAAAATTACCATACCTAACAGCCATGGGTGTAGATCCATTAGATTATGCAACGAAAGTTATGGGAGTTGATTACGTTTCTGATCAACTTTC